CCGTTCACTGCTTTCGCTTCCAGTATAAACACTAATTGCCGGTAACAATGCTTCATTCAACGGATGCACCCTAGTCGTAAAGACGCGACTGCTAACAAGAGACACAGCCGATGTAAGTTGTGATGCTACTCTATCTCTTATTTGCTGTCTAACGTGCGCCATCTATTGTTTCTCTAATTGTATAGTTGTGACGCCAGTTCCGTCATGCAGAAAAGCAACGACATTGTAAAGAGTAGTGCCAATTCTTATTACATCTGCTACCGATAAATTGGGCAAATCATTTGTCAAAACAGTCAATCTTGGCTGATCCTGATGAATTTGTGCGGTTCCACCGGCATCCATAGGCACTGTTTCATTGTCAAAAATGCTTCTAAGAACGGTAAAATTACCCGCTGCCGCCTCTTGATAACCAACCTCTAAGCCAAAGTCATTCACAGACAACATATAACTGATATCGTCACTTGTTGCGACTACCATTAATTATCACTTTCAGGTGTTTCTAACTTTTCCTCTGACTTCTTCAATCCTACTGATCTAGTGGATTTCTTAGCCGTCTTTGCTTTTGGTTTAGCGTCTGTCGCTGCTTCGGCATAACCGCGTTTGATTAGCTTTTCGGCTGTTCTATCTGGCAAGTCATGTTCTTCACCGGCCATCATGTTTCCACCGTGTCCAGTGAAACATTTCTGAATAATCTTAACCTTCATAATATTACCTTCCTTTTAAGGATGATGGGGCATTTCTGCCCCACCGATTAATTTATTAAGAGTGATCAATTTCATTTGTGATTGCGAAACTAACAGCGTTTCTAACACCAACGTCAAGTTCTGCATGAAGAACCATTCTAACGGTTCCTGCTTTAGAACCGGTAAATGGATCAACCATGATTGAAGGTGCGCCAAACGATGCAATCATTAACTGTGAGAAATCACCGAAAATCATTGCTGCCGCGTCACTGCCTCCGTCACCTGGATCAAGTGTTGTTGGCACGTTTGAGCTAAATGCAGCCGGATAACCGTAAATCTGGTTCCAAGGATCGTTCAACAACATCACACTATCTGTTGACGCAACTCTGACAGTTTGTGCCATTTTCGCTTTTACAGATGGGTGTGTTAAGAAACCAAGAGCGTTGCCATTCACAACACCATTATCTTCTTCAACCAGTTTCACAAGACCAACCAAGTCAGCCCATGTTAGTGCAGCAACATCAGTACCAGATGAAATATCAAGATCATTTACTCCTGATGTGTTCAAGATACCTGTTGGCTGCCCTGATGATCCAGAACCTTGAATTGCATGGAACTCAATTCTGTCTGCTGCTGAACGAAGCAAGTCATCACGAATAACCTGTTCAATCGCCGGAACGCTTTCCATCATCAACAAACGTGACAAGTCAACAAATGCACCCATTGTTCTTGGCTGCAATGTAACACCGCCATCAGTACCGGCTCCGTCAGAAACATCGCCTAGTTCTTCAACAAATGCAGCATTCGCGCCAGTTGCCATTTTTGGCATCTTGATCCGGCCAGTTAATCCATTCATGTATGTCGCGCCAAGACCGCTTAAAACTTGTTGCGCTCTAAGTGCTTCAATGAACATATCGCCACGATGACCAGTTGGTACGAAGTCATCAAATACAACTTCTGCACCTGTCGCGCCTGTTGCCGCTGTTGATAACGGGCCACGTTTCTGCCATGCAAAATCTGGAACATATATTCCTTCTGCCTCGCGTCCAACGTTTTTAGCGATCTCGTCATTCATTTCACGCTCGAAACCGGCTTTTCGCCAATCTCCAGTTACTTGTGCTTGAACCATTCGGCCAAGTGAATATTCACGCTTTTGCTTGACAGGTGCGTCAACGGCTGCCGGAGCAACGTCTAGTGGTTTATCACCAATTGCATCAAGCAACTGACCACGGAACGCATCCACGCTCATGCCGGTTGCAATCGCTTCATTTCCTAAATCGCGCTTATTGTGCTTTGCTGCGATTTGTAGGATTTCTGCATCATTCTTTCTTGCTGCCTTCACTGCTTCAGCTTTAACAGCATCCAGATTGATGTCATTTTTGACTTCATCAGTCATAGTTACATCCTCCATAGATGGTTGAGTTTTAGGTTTTGCCGGAACAGATCGGCCAACACCCACCAGATTTGACTGATCTGCCGGTACTGAAACGATACTGATTTCCATAGGTGTGGTGGCTACCCGATAATAATCTTCCGGATCGTCATCACGATTTATTCGGCCATCAATACGATAACCTACACTGATGTTTTGTCTGATGCCATCAGTAACATCATCGAACACTTCTGAAGCTAGTCCACTTTTTCCAAAGCGAACTTCTGCGCGTAGACGCCGCGCATCTTCATCGAGTTCAACCCTTTCGACTACACCGATTTGCTTTTCCATGTCATGGTCAAGCAATAAAGGTGCGCGTCCACTGTTTAAGAAGTCTAAACTCATACTTTCCTTAGTATGGTCAATGACTTCTAATCCAAATGATCTTTCAACTGGTTCTTCACTAGAAACACCAACTTTAACCCGTCTTGTATCAGGATCAATAGCCTTATCTTTTTTATCCATGTAGTGATAACGTGTATTCATATCTTCACGGCTAAAACGACCAATAGATGTTTCCGCTTCCATTTCTCTATCTTCTTCATCCATATCTGCACTCCTAATAATATTAATCACCGATCCCATGCCTG